ATCTGAAATCATACCAGTATCTGGTAGTACGCCAAACGCCTTATCATTAGGATTGAGCGCTCTCAATGCAACGGGCGCTAAAGCAGCAACTAGTGCAGCCCATAGATCCTTTGGATCAGTTACGCCAGCCATGTAAAGTGCAATTACTGAACCAAGGACGGATCGTCCATATGATGCCAGCATTGCCTTTGTCTTATCGTTTAATAGGTTATTCATTATTCCTCCTAGGATATAACTTTTGTTATTGTTGTAAAACCAATCCATAAACCAATAATTCCTGCGACTCCCGCAAAAACTGGTGGTGCTGGGACTGGTAATTTGAATGCAGCAAATACAACACCACATCCAAAACCTGTAATAGTTGATAATAGAATGTCTCTCATATTATCTTTTTTCTTGACCAATCTCTGGTAAAAGGGCTAAAAGTTTTTCTGAGTAGTTGTCCAAACCCTTTACCCTTAATTCATCTGAAACCTCTTTAATGGTTTGCTGAGACCTTTCAATATACTCAAAGGCCCAATCTCTTGAGTCAGATAGAAACTTTATAAAGTTTTCTTTATGTATTGTGTCGTCAGACATACTGATGCCGTTATCTATTTGAGAGTTTAACTCTTCAAGTGCCCTGGTTTTTATAAAAAGTTCAGCCAACAATAGGTTAGACTTTTTTAGTTTATCAAAGGTAGCCCAATAAGATAGTCCAAAGGAAAAAGACAGGGTAGCAAAAAATATCAAAAGCATCATTTCCATAATACCTATTGTACTCTATCCCTAATGACGTGAGTTGTCCAATAGTATAAACACTTATCGCAACATGGTTTATTGTATTCACTTTGAGTATCTTTGTAAAACTCTGCATAATAAATATGATCTTTACGATAAAGGTTGGCTCTATGGGTAATATTGACACGATTTACATGAGATGTCTTACTCCAGACTGGCTTATCAGTACCCCACAGATGCCCAGAAACGGCCTCCAGAGCCTCTATGTTGGCCTCATTCTTGTCTGTCTTAATACCTCTAATGCCAGCCTCTTTAATCATGGCTCTTGTATACGTGAGTAATGATTTTTCAGCATTCTTCCACATCAGTACCGCTGGGTGATTACGCCATGCACCTGAAGGGGATTGACCAGATAAAACCTTAAGTATCTGATAAGACTCTAGTATTTGTTTATTTAAACGCTTATTATCAAGAGTCTCAGCGCATTGATCAAAATCTTTGTATGGTAAAAAGGTTTGCATTAATCATCTTCCTCAATGTCAAATAAATCTAAGTCTGATAATTGACTAAGCCTTGAAGCAAAGAATAAATTAATTGCAATAAAAATAGATATTGCTGACAGGATTAATATAATTATTTTCTTTTTCATTTTGTTACTGTTACTCCACATCTTAGACAGGCTGAATAACTTTTACCAGTAAATGGACAAGAGCCAGCGTCAACAAGGTTATGTGATTTAATTTTACAAATAAAAAACAATCCAATCTGTTTTATCATTTTACTGCCTCTCTGGTTACTAACACAATTGCTCCATTTATTTCTAAAGCCTTTTTTATTTTTACTACATATTGAAGGGCTGATATTTTATCATCGTGCCCCATGTGTAAAAATTTTCTTTCATCTAATTTTACAGTAAGAAAGTGTTCATTGTCAATAATCTCTACGCCAAATCCTTTAGGGGGTGTAATTGAATGTACCGCTCTACGCATTTCATCTGTATACATTAATGTACTTCTGGTTCTTTCTTAGCAGCATAAATATTTGCAAAAGTTCCGTTCCAACGAACTCTGCCTTTGCATCCAACATTATATTTTTTAATATCATTATCATATGAAATTACATCATAAATATATCCTTGTATTTCAAAACCACTAGACAAATGTTCCTGACCATTAATAAAAATTCTCCAAACTAACGGGCTTTCTGGTTTTGCTTTTGTGTTAAAACGAATAACAATTTCATCATAAGGGCGCAGCCACCTGTCTTTAACAATTTTTGCAATATATGTTAGTTTATTCATGATCACCCTGTCTTTTATTAGTTCTTGCAAGAATATTTTTTACCATTGTTGATGCAGTTGTTTGAAATATAAAAGGAAAGACTGAATGAATAAAAACAATAACTCCAGAAATGAAAAAGACTATTGCTATTAACCATGCTTCAAACATATGTTTTAGATAGTTTTCATTAACCATTTTTAAGTGCTTCATATATTTAGTTCCTTACGTTTTTGTGTAGCAGATATTGCTTGAATTTCTGCAGATAATTCAACTTGTTCAATTTTATATCCTACATCACGACCATAAACAATATTGGTTATGTTAGGTAAACGTAACACCATTGCACCATGCATAAACTCATCTTTAGCAATATACTCTTTTACCTGATCAAATGTAAGTGGATCTTTTTCACTTGTTTTGTATGTGTTTCGCACTCCAAGTAGTACTTGATTTGTTCTCATTCCAGCCTGTAAATATAAAGCATGATGTCCTTCATGCCAAGGCTGATATCTTCCAAGCATTAATGTTGTTGGTGCAGACCAATCATGTAATTCAAACAAAGAAATAATTAAACTTGCTTTTTCGTATGGATTTTTTTCATGATCAGAAAACATAAAGTCAAACTTTTTCGGTGCTGTAAATATTTTATTTGTGTCTTCAAATCTACCCCTTTGAATTGTATCCATAAAAATTAAAATGTCTGGCTTGCCAAATGCTTCTCTTGTAGCATCTGTTGGACAGACAAAATCTACAATTACTGGAGCGACTCCCTGTTTAGCAATAAGTCTAGCCATCTCACCCATGCGTCGTGCTTGCTCTATGCGATCTTCAGCGGTAAAACCAAGATCAAAGTTTACTGTAGCACGTACCTCATCTGCATTAAGATGAATAGCATTAATACGTTCTTTAAGGGCTTTCGCCAGTTCTGTTTTACCAGAGCCAGGTAGTCCAATTATTTGTATAATCACTCTATTCCCCATCCCATGTTTGAGTATTTATTAATTACATAGTCAGACAATATCTCTTTAGGATTTTTACTGATATACGTCAATTTTGTTCTTACTTCATGCATATTTTTTGACTGACCAACTTTTTCATCATTACTATCATTTACTTGAATAATATTATTAAAGTCATGCTGATATCTTGGTATTTGTAAAAAATCATATATTCCATTCATTGTGTTTTGTGGATCATTAACGATATTTTTATATTCAACAATCCAAAAAATATCTTTGTTTTCATTTTTAATAATTTCATTAATGGATAAAAGTGTTTGATCAATTTGTTGATTTGGCTGCATTAAAAAGTCACATCTATTATCATTTTTAGTTAAGTAATCTTTGTACCACCAATTACTTTCTTCCATTGCCTTATCTACATAAGAGTAGTCTGGTAAAATATTAATAAAAGATGCCAATACTTCTATTATTGGTCTAACTGTAAATATTATTTTAGGTTTTTCAGTAATGTATTTTTTAATTAGTCTTAGATTTGGCTCTGTACCCCAAGCCTTTTCTCTGTCAATAATTATTGGTTTTGTTATTTCTGAATAATAATTTATAATAATATTTTTAGCAACGTTAACTACTGGACTTATATTGTTTAGCCTTATCACGTTTTCATTTTGAGAAGCACTTTTTTCAAAATCCCAAAGCATAGTTGTTATTGGGCTAAGAGGACTAGAATAAATGTCGGGATTTTGATTTAAGATGCTTGATAACAATGTATTTCCCGAACGTGGAAGTCCTGCTAAAAAATAATATTTTTTTTCCATATTTTTATTCTTCCATTGTTAGTGCTTGCCAAGTATTTGACCAGTCTTGTTTAGTTTTATGCTTATTAAATTCTCTTGAAACTTCTCCACCCTCTAGGTATACTCCACCCCAGACGCCCCACTCTTTTCCAGATATACCGTTTGCAAAGCATATTTTTTTTACTGGACACTGCTTGCAAAGTGCATCAACACCTTTTCTAGATTCTTCATGATCTTCATATTTATCAAAAAATGAATTGTTTTCCATTCCCAAACATAAGGCTTCGTCTTTCCACAAATGCTGTTTCAAGATTAATCCTTATACTTATTGGGTATATCCCAACCATTACGACCAGGCTTATAGACTCTATGTAAATACCATTTATCTTTTACTCTAATACCCATTGGAGATGTTTTTGCAACTTCTGATTCTTTTAAATCAATTACATCCCAGCCACGCCACAGCAAATTCTTATTTTTATTTATAATTTTTTCCATTGTATTTAAACTTCTAATAATCATTTTATTCTCCTAATACCTAAAAAGACCAACATCAATGTTGTTTGCTTCTGCAACTAGAACCAACTTTGATTTTGATTCTTTTGGACGACTTAAAAAAGCAAAATAATTAACTTGATTTATATTTTTACTTAACCATATTGGCGCAGCATTATAAAACTTAATTTTTTTGCCTCTTGCCTTCATTCCTCGTTCTGATAAATTAGAAAACTCTGAAACAAAGTGATTTATTCTTGATGGGCCAGCAGAGTAAATAATAAAATCATTATCTCCATCTTTCATGCCAGATAGAGCAACGCTCATGGCACGAAGGAATACGTTATAGTCGTTAAATTCCTTTGTTCCCTGTACTGCTACTATCATTTGGTCCTACCCCTTGTTTTAAGTCATCAAGTATTGATAACATCTTATCTAATTCTTTTACTGGCATATTTTCAATATCTAATGGTTTTATTGTTTCTTCATCTACTCTGCCATTTATAGCATTTGCAGTATAAAAAACATTATTTAATATCCAGTATGCACTTCCTTCTGCTATTACCACCCTTAACATATTTTTTTGAATATGTTTTTGAGACTGAGTTATAACTTTAGGCTTATCAAACCTTTGCTTTGGAACAACATCTTTAACCATTTCATAAATAGAACTCTGCCTATATTTATTCTTGTTTAAAAATATCATTCTTCTTTTGTTTGATATTTTAATTATAGACCAATAAGACAGCAATGTCAAGCCTATAACTAATAAATATTCCATGTTATTTAGTTTTTTTAACTGGTTCTTGGCTTAAACTTAAAACCATAGAGTTGAGTTTATTAACCTCAAGTTGTAGTTTTAATGACTCTAGTTCTACGTCAGATAGTTTTTGTTTGTAAAATCCTACTAATTGAATTAATTCATTTTT